TTACTTTTAACTATAATATAGTTAGCAGTCCTGACCCAGAGTTAGAAATAGAAGGTAACTTTCAGTTTCAAGAGTACTGTGGAAGAATACTAAGTAATATTATAGAGGCATCTATTGCCGATGGGTCAATGATGGCATGGGACAAAGAGAACGAAGAAGTTCTTGCAACAAAAGAAAATTTAGAATGGGCAGAAAATGAATATAAATCTAGAACAGACGATACTTAGAAATCTTCTTACTAATGAAGAATACACACGTAGAGTATTACCATTTCTAGCACCTGATTATTTCGAAGGTGTTTACAAAGACTTATTTAAAGAAGTTGCAAAGTTTGTATCTAAGTATAATAAGATACCAACACTTGAATCATTTAAAATTGAAGTCGATGAAGGTAACAGATTAAGTGAAGAAAACTATCGACAAGCAATCGAAATGTTGCCTAATATTTTTACTGCTGAATCTGAAAATCTAGACTGGTTAGTTGAAAGAACTGAAAAGTGGTGTCAAGACCGTTCTGTATATAATGCAGTTATGGAATCTATATCTATCATCGATGGTAAACATGCAACACTTCAAAAGAATGCAATCCCTGACGTTTTATCAAAAGCACTTGGTGTTTCTTTTGATACTAATATTGGTCACGATTATCTTGAACAAGTAGATGAACGATATGATTATTATCATGAACAAGAAGAACGAATACCATTTGACTTAGAAAACTTTAATAAAATAACTAAAGGTGGTTTACCAAACAAAACTTTAAACATTGCTCTTGCTGGTACTGGTGTTGGTAAATCTTTATTCATGTGTCACTTAGCATCTAATATATTAGCACAAGGCAGAAACGTTTTATACATTACTATGGAAATGGCAGAAGAAAAAATTGCAGAAAGAATCGATGCTAACTTATTAAATATACCAATCGACCAGATTGAGAATCTATCTAAAGATATGTTTAAAGATAAAGTATCTCAGATAACTGCAAAGACAGATGGTAAATTAATTATTAAAGAATATCCAACAGGTCAAGCAAACACTTCACACTTTCGTGCATTGTTAAATGAATTGAAACTTAAGAAAAACTTTATACCAGAAATAATTTTTGTTGACTATCTAAACATATGTGCATCAAGTAGAATGAAAATGATTGGTGGTAGTATCAACTCTTATTCTTATATCAAGAGTATTGCAGAAGAAATGCGAGGTCTTGCAGTAGAATTTAATGTCCCGATTATGAGTGCAACACAAACAAACAGAAGTGGGTTTACTAGTGATGACCCCGGTCTAGAAGATACTTCTGAATCCTTTGGTTTACCAGCAACTGCTGATTTAATGTTTGCATTAATATCAAATGAAGAATTAAATACAATGGGTAAAATACTTGTTAAGCAATTGAAAAACAGATATAACGACCCAACTAAATACAATAGATTCACACTAAAAGTTGATAGAAGTAAAATGCGATTAGCAGATGATGACAATCAAAACGTTGTAGTGAATAATGATGACACGCCTGTATTTGATAAGTCAACATCAGGTGAACGAGTAAGTTCAGAAAAATTTAAAGATTTCAAATGGGAATAGTAAACAAAATAAAAGAGACATTATGGGGACAACCTGATAAAGGTATATCTGGTGAACCAGACCCCGAAGAATTAAGTGTTGACAATGCATATAAAACTAGGTGGATATGGTATCATACTATCTTGGGTATTGAGTTGTTAATAGTTATATTAATACAGTTAGCAATACTAGTTGTATTAGCAATAAAATTATAGGAGAAAATATGGCAGACATAACAACTGTAGTAACAACTTATGGAGAATATATAGGTAAATTGACATACGAAAGTGGAGATATCATTACTCTATCTAAACCTAAAATGGTAATTCAATCTCAAGAAGGATTTGGATTTGCAAAAGGAGTATGTGTAACAAGTGTAGAATCACCTGATGAAGTTGATTTTAGAAAAAGCAATATAGTATTAAAAGTTGATACTCATGAAGATGTTAAAAAAGCATATGAAGAAGCAACATCGGTAATAGAAAGAGTTTAATGAAAGTATTAATTACTGGACATACTTCTGGTATTGGTAAAGCAATACTAGAAAATACTCCTAGTAATTATGAAGTAAAAGGCATTTCTCGTTCAACAGGGCATGACATTGTTAATAATCTTCCAGATGTTCTTGGTTTCATAAAAGAATATCAACCAGATATATTGTTTAACAATGTTTGGGGAGGCGGCAATCAAAATGGAATTGCTACTTGGTTTGTAGAAAGATTTAAAAAAGGTGTTATGATTACGACTGGGTCTGCTCTCGCTTATGCCCTTTTAGTGGATAATGTAGATGATTTTTATGATGGTTTAATAAAACAACCATATATGCACTACACCAACACTAAAGCAAAATTGCTACTAGAAGCATATATGTGGAAAGTAAGAAATACAGAAGCAAAAAATATATATTGGACAAACTACAGTCTTGGTCTAACTAGAACTGGTTTAACAAGCAAAGACGAAACTGGTAATTTTGACCCAACAAAACATAAAGACTATCCCATGTTAGACCCAGATGATATTGCTAAAAGAATGTGGAAAGATATAGAAAATAAATTATATTTAAAGCAGTTTGAAGTTGGAATTGAACAAAACAGAAACTGGAATGAGAAAGATAGAGTACAGGTTTTTATGGACTTAATCACAAACCTAGAAATTTATGGTGCATAAATGACTGAGTATAGCGAAGCAGTAGAACAACAAAGACTACTACTTGAAGTAGAAAAATGGGCAAAAGGCATTAGTTGTATGCATTTTCATTCACTAACATCAATGCATTATGATACTGCAGAAACTAAAGCAGAACTAATAAAAAATGGACCAGTTACAGACACAACATACAATAGTGGTCTTATTATCAGAACGAGAAATAATAAAGAAGTTTGTAGATTTGGTATAGAAAGAACAGGTGATGATTTAATAAATTGGTATGGCAGAAATAGTAATTAATAATTCTTATTATAATAACAAGTTAAATAATTTAATAGATGAATTTTATTCTTTAGATTACGATAATTCAGATTATAATACAATTAGAGGTGATTTAGATAATGGTGAATATTATTGCTCTAGAGAATACTTAAATGATATTATGTCAAGAAATCACGATGGATACCCTGATGCATTTTATAATACTTCTACAAGTCATGCATCTGAAAAAAATCCAAGTGTCTGGAAAAAATTTTATGAATATTACAAATATCAATTTCCACCAGAAATTGGTGCAAAACATAATGCTTTATTAAATTATTATCCACCAGGTGGATTTATAGGTTGGCACACAAATTGGAATGCATCGGCATATCAAATGCTATTTACATATAGTTTAAAAGGTGATGGGTATTTTAATTACTTAGATAAAAAAACAAATGAAATAGTTACTATACCAGATAAGAAAGGTTGGCAATGTCGTTGGTTTCATTTCGGTGAAGAGAATGACCCAGAAAATCATTGTTGGCATTCTGCTTATACTTCATGCGATAGATTTACAATGGCACTAAAGTTTACTAACATGAATTACTTAAATGAAGTAATTGAAGACTTGACAACGCCTGAATAATAGTGTATAATATAGGACAATGGCAAAGAAAATAAAATACAAATATGATGAGAATGATAATATTCTTGAATTATTAAAATATGTTAACTCGACTTACGAGCAACATTATTCTAAAAACAAGTTTCAAGCGACTGAGTTTATTATTGATGGTGGTCATGGTGAAGGTTTTTGTATCGGTAATATTATGAAATATGCACAACGATATGGAAATAAGAATGGGTACAATAGACAAGACTTATTAAAAGTTATCCACTATGCCTTGATTATGCTTCACGTCCATGATAAGACTCATTCGAAACGATAAACTCTTTCATATCACTTATCCAACTTCGCATTCTTTGTGCCTGCTTTTCATGAAAGTTTTTGTTTTTTAAATCTTTCATAGATTGTTCAATATGAAAATCGTATAGTCTAGTCGCAAATGCAATTGCATCTTGATATGGCATACGAACTGAATTTGAAAAAGACCTCTCTACTTTTTTCATGGTGAATATATTTCTATTTTTTCTTCTTTGCCTTTTACTTTAATTGTATC